GGGTTGGCAGACATTGGTTTGTGAATAAAAGCAACGTCGTGCCAGATTATACGATTGTTGGGGAAAGCGCGGAAATTACCGTCAGCACACCGCATGATATGCGCTGATTTATGCTCAGGTGTTTCTGCAAAATTAGTATTAAGCACGGCTTTATTTTCCCACGACCAGTCTAGTGTCATTAAATAGTCGCCTTGGATGCTGGAGCCGTCACGTCGGAGTAAAGTGCCACTTAAGCCAACCAGCCGAGGACGTAATTGCACGTCGATATACGGAGAGAAACAATCCCAATAATATGTGTCAAGGAGAGTGATAGGCGGTGCATTGGGTTTCCAGCAAAATGCATTAAGCGGTCGTCTTGTCCAGTTCACGCCATTAGTAAGTAGCACTTCAAATAAGGGAACGCGATTTTCAATCGACGCTACTGTGTGAATATCACAAGGCTCAGTCAACCCATGGCCACGGGTAAAATTAAACAAATATTCCACTCGAATTAAAGCAGAAATAGTTGGGATGGAGTGATTTAAGAAACTCATGGTTATGCCTCTCGTTTTGTAGAGTCAGTCTTCTTGTTAAGCAATTTCCAACTTCCTTCATCTGTGTAGATGGAACCGAGGAAGCCAAGACCTTTACGTAACTCAGGAAACATAGAATGGTGAAGTAGCATGGTGTCATGCGCTACTGCAGCAGGTCTTATTCCCAGAGCAAGGAGATATTGTAGGTCGTAGAGTCCGTTCTGGAAGAGCTTAGGAATAGGGCGCTCGAGTAGGGTTTTAACCAAGCGCAGGGCTTGCACTTCTTCAGCCGTGCTTTGCCAGTAAGATTGTGGTATGGCTTCATCCGTTAAGAATGGGATGACTATCGCATGGCTGCGAGTTGCGGCGAAGCCGATTGAAGTCATCTGCCGTCTGGCGGTCTCAATATCAACAGAGAGTATATGATGATCGGCCAAGCAATAGGCCTCGATTTCTGCCAGGGTCGGATATACTAAAACCGTCCGCTGCGGACGGCGGATTTCCGGAAATTCCATCTCCCTTTTCGCCTTAGCCAAGTCTTGCAGTAAGATTGGCCGCGCCTCCCAGCTTTGCAAAATGTGACGGGGGGAAAATGTTGGCAAGATTTTCCATCCTTCTTCCGTCACTGTCGTAGTGCCTCGGATGGAAGAGATGCTACCCCGGCCCAAGAGAGCCCAGGCAGGGGCGTTGCCCAGGGCTAAAATTAAATTGGGCCGCACGACTGCCAATTCTTCATGCAATCGTGCGACCTCGCAGAGATATTCCGGCAATATATACTTCCCTTGAGAGAAGGGGTAGAATGGATAGTCTGCCCCAACCTCCGCCTTCTTCCCGCAGAGATTTTCTATCTTACCCGCCATCGGCTGGAGGGGAAATACGTTCGTCAGGAAGCAATCCCGCCGTGCGATCCCAGTCTCGGATAGGAGATTGGAAAGCTCCTGCCCTGCCGTGCCTTGGAAGGGCTGGCCGACCAAAGCATCCTGCTGGCCCCAGGCGTCGCCTACTATAGCGAGGCGGGCGTTTTTCGGGCCGGAAGAATAGGCGAAAGGGACGGACCCGCTGTAGGCGCCCGTCACAACGCCTCTGCTTCCCGTTCATGGCATTCCCAGGCCATCGCAAGATAAGCCGCTGCGTCGATGTAATTATCCGCCTTAACCTCGCCGACGACGATCCTAGCAAGCTTTGCGTAGACCATGACCATCGCGGCGTGGTGGGCAATGTCGGAGGCGGTGGAATCGAGGCAATGTTTTTGCCACTTAGCCGCCCATTCCTGCAACTCCGCAAACGCCATCATGTTGATGCGAGGGTCGTTGTAAGTGGTGTTGCGGTCTCCGCAGGTGAGGTCTCGAGCGGTTAGAAGGATGGTTTCACGGGGAGAAGGTGGATTGGTAGTGGCTTTGGCTTTAGGCATGGGAGTAGTTCCTTCTTGAAGATGGGAAATCCTTCGGAAGACGGATGCCGCAGGCTAGAGCTTCCTCAGCCGTATGAATGTTTCGAACGCCTTACTTGCAACGTCAAAGTATTCCTTATCCATCTCAAGACCCAGGACATTTTCCGCCCCTGCTGACACAGCAGCGCGAAGTGCACTACCACTTCCGCAGGTTGGATCAAGCATTCTTGTCCCGTTATCCACAAACATCTGGAAGAAATGCCTCAGCATCGGTTCGGGCTTTGTGCTCGGGTGGAAGCGTTTGTCTGTCGGGCAGGAGTAGGCGTTGGCAATGGGCTTGACCACAGGGCGATCCCCACGAGTCCCGATCAGACAGGTCTCGTAGATCCGCCTCGGCCCGCGTTTTGGGTCTGGCATAATCCCAACGTTATCGCTTTTCATCCAGATGAGGGGGAATTTCTGCCATACCATGTCGGGGAAAAGAGCGCGGAACGTGAACATCGTAGTTTCGTAATGCTCCATGGAAAACCAGAACATCACATGGGCGGAATGGGATATCAGCTTATCTTGATGCTCTGCAAGGACTTCAATCAGGTCAAAGTAAACATCCTTAGTATCGCTGTAGCCCTGCTCTCCGGTGTTATCTCCGTATTCCCCATCAAAGACGTTGATGCCGTAGGGGAAATCGCAGTGGAGGAAGTTGAAAGGGAGACCGGAATAGTTTGCTGCCCATTGGGCGAAGGGGGTGTGGATGATATTGGGAACAGCGGTAACAGCAGCTAGTTCTTTGGGCCTTGGCTCCCCATCAGGGATCTCTTCCCCATCGGAAGGCTCCTCCCCTTCAAAAGCCTGTGGCATGACAACTTCATGAGAAGCAGACATGATTTCGCTTAACGCATCAGCGCTTCTTCTTTCATCTGCCCGCTTAAGCATGTTGAAAGCAGTTTCTAGCGCGGCTTGCCGAGCGATGGCAGGATTGGATAATTCACTTGCGACACGGAGGAACCGGCCGATGTAGGAGGCTTCGAGCCCAACGGCTTCCCCTGTCTTTCCATGGGTCCAAGTGCTATCGGAAGATAGATAGAGCTGGTGCAGCTGGGCGATAGCCGCTGCGGTATCTTGCCAGGAAAGATCGCTTCGTTTTAGGTTCTCTTCCAATTCTACGATCATGGTTTCGGTGGAGGAAAGGTCTTCAAAGAAGCGGCAGGGAATGTCGGGGAGGCCGAGCTCAAGCGATGCGGTAAGGCGGCGTTCCCCTGCCATTAGGAGCAAGTCTCTTGTAATGATAATTGGCTGAAGCACGCCACGACGAGCGATGGAGTCCTTGAGCCCCTTCGTGTCGATCGTTTTCCTTTGCCGGTTCTCCCGATCAATCAGAATAGTGGTGCAAGATATTCTTGCGTAGGAGTCGGTGATAGACAAGGGACTTACTCCACGTTGGGTTAAGGGTCGACGGCGGAAGTCCGTCAAAAGGAGTGTGCCCTTTGGAAGACTTCCGCCGTAGGTTAGGCTTTAGTCTGCCGCGATGATTTTTTGCACGTTATTGAAGATTTCTTCTGGGTTTACCTGGCTTGGAGTTTGCACTACAGACATGAGAACGTTGTTATTTGGAAGATCTTCAATAATTTCCCCCAGACTCCGCCCTTCCGTCGGGATCGCAAGGCTATTCGCCAAGTCGATAACCCGATACTGCGCGTCGTCAGTCAGGTAGAAGTCGATGCGGAGAGTCTTGGCGGAGATATTGATCGGGGTGATCCCGTCAGACTCCAGCAAGTCTTCCGGCAGAATATCGGCTTCCGCCATGGCGGGCTGGAGAGTAAGACGGACAAAGGGTGTGCCTTTGTTCCGGCTCACGTCAAACGCCTTGCTCTTGATAACGCCACGGTAGGTTCCGGCAGGGAGAGGACGGGGCTTTTTGATTTTGTCAGCGGGCTTTGCAAGGAGGTCACGAAAATTGATGCCACTCATTGTGAGTTGTGTGCTTTCATTCAGGTTGAAGGTCAGGATGGTGGCCTGTAAGGCCTGCTAGACTGCAGGATTGAACTGCAATCGGCCGGTTCCGGTCTAGCTGAGGAATAGGTAGTCGATGAGAAGGCAGAGGGCAAACCAACTAAAGGCGGAAAGAACCAGAAGGAAAACGGGATGACGGAATGAAGAAAGGCGCATGGTAGTGTTTCCTTCTGGCTCATTGGTTAGAGAGATGGTGGCAGGGGCAGTGGCAGTGCCTGGGGCAGTGCCCCACGGATTGCTAGGAAATAGTCAGCAAGGCCTGAGCTCTGCGGATAGGATGCCTTCACTCGGAGTGGGTGAGTGTTTTTCAGATCCACTGTGCCGTTGGTGGAAGTAAGGATATTCCTCCGAACGCTCGTCCCTGTCCCGGCGGACTGAACCATGAGAGCGGAGTTAAAGTATTGCCCAACTCTTCTAGGCAAGCTACGTCCTAGGGCGTTAGGATACCCCTTCCTCACCCCCACATCGTTAATCGTTTTCCCATCAGCGTCTGTCACGCTATCCCCGAGCATTGTGATGTGGCAAAGCATAATCACGTTGCATTTGATTTCTGTCGAGCAAAGCATTTGGAGGAGATTCTCGAGCAGGCCTTGCGCTAGCCCGCTGTCGCTTTGCCAGGGGGGCTGGCCGAGGCGGCCGTTCAAGGATAGGATTTGGTTAAGCGCTGCGACGCCGAGAAGGGACAAACTATCTACCACAAGGATGTCGTTTGGTCCCCAAGTTGCAACTGGGCCGAGTTTTTCTTCCCCATCAGTCCAATTCGATAGCATATTCATCGCCCGAGCCCAGACGTTTGCGGTGACAGCGACGGGGCGGTTTGCCACCATCTTCATCTTCTCAGTCAGGGTGATGAAGCTGACGCGGGAACTTGCATCCTTCCCGTATGGGGCGCTTTCATCAGTTAGAATGTTCTTTACGATATCAAGTCCGTTGTCCAAGTCGAGGATGCGGAGATTGTAGCCAGCGCCAGCGAGGGAACAGAGGGCGCCTGTTTTTCCACTCCCACTATTGCCTAGGAGGAGCATCTTGGTAGCAGATGCGCTTTGGTGGTCTTTAAGTGCTGCCATTGGAAAGAATCTTTCTTGCTATTTTGCTGTGCTATTACACATCGCCTCGTGCGATGAGGGGGTTCCACACCCGCTTAGCGTAGCTTTGCTGCAGCCAGAGGTCACGGGTGGAAGGGGGTTTGGAACAGATCATGCGGAACGAGCAGCCGCCGTAGTTGCCGCAGGATTTATCATTCTGTGGCCAGTGTTGGCGACGAGCAAATTCTTCCGCCATAGAGATCCATAAGAGTGTGTCGCTAAACCAATCAGCAAGTTGTGCTTCAGTTCTTTGCACAACACCCCGTTGAAAGCGGGTGAACCCGACCGCGATTTGCGCTGCGTCGATTATCAGCCCGTCAGTCGGGGTGTTGTAGATGATTTTACTTGCGAAGGCGTAGGTGGACATTTGGTTATCTGGTGTGAAGCGTTCGAAGAATTCCGGCATCAGCTGGCTCTTCGTCGTCTTGCGGTCGAGCACGAAGGGCCTGCCGTTGAACATCACGAGCCGATCGATGTGGCCGCAGATCATATACTCCTCCCCAGAGGAGGCTCGGTGGTCAAGGCCAAGGCGGAAAGACAATTCCACAGCTGGCTTGCCGTTAGCCAATTGGATGGTCTGGACAGAGTCCTCTGCGAATTGATCCAGATACCAGACGACAGAGCGTAAGAGTGTGGCGCGGTTTTTGTATTTGTCGTCAGAAAGCCAGGGGCGGAGCAGCTTCTTATTCCAAGTCAGCTCAAGCGTCTTTCTGACGGTGGAAAGCACTGCATCGCTATGCGACGCTCCGCGAGATTTCTGATGGTCATACCACGCAAGCGCAGCGTGGTAGTAAAGGCCGAAGGTTAGATGGACGGAGATTTCTCTTGGCTGCTTTCCCAGCATGATAGAGTATTGGTATTTCCTAGGGCATTCCTTCAGTGTGCCGAGGGAGGTGGAGTCCCAAGCGATTTGCAGGCCAGGGAGGGACTTGGAAAAGGCGGAATTCTCTGTTGATGGGTTGAGCACCGCGGTGTCGCTCATAGCCCGAGATCCTTCATCAAGTCAGCAACATCTGCGGCGGATGCAGCGCGCTTGGTGGTAGGCGCTTTCGGTGCAGCCCGCGCCACTGGCTTGATCTGTGCCTCCACCAACCAGCGTTTCCGCTGTTCCCGCAGCACTTGCACAATCTTTTCCAGATCGGCTTCTGCGAGGGAAAGAGGATCTCTTGACATTAGCTCGTCAAGGGTCTGGCTAGCAAGTCCAGCCAAGGGGCTTGCTGTTGCAGGCTCTTCCGGTAGTTCATTCTGTGCCATCTAAATCCATTCCTTCTGTTGAGAGTGCTTTTCCACTTCTTTCCGCCTTACTTTCGATTTTCTTGAGAAATGCTCTGATGATGCTTTGCACTGCCCCGGAATGACCGAGACTATCCCCGAAAAGCTGCCCAATCTTATCCCAATCCTCATCATACATCCAGATATGCCGGCGGGTTTTCGCTTCACTATTCCGGGGCATTAGGGAGAGTCCTTTGAGTGGGGGGCAGTGCCCCGGCTTTTAACAATCCAGATTTCCCCCTCTGGATTAGTTGGGGAGCGACGAAATTGCAGCACGTCTAGATCTGGATCGCCAGACTTTTTTCTTGCGGAGTAGAGTTTCTGTTGTGCGGAGATAAAGTCGCTGACAGATATAACGATACCGATTTGGCTTGCCAGGGCTTGGTAGCATAGCTCGAGAGATGGGTCGTAGTTGGTAGGGTTTTTCATAGAAAGGCTCCTGCGTCGGTGGTAGAAGTCTTTCCCTTTGAAGGCTTCTACCGTAGGCGGTGGCGTGCTTTGAAGGACTCGAACCTTCGACCTACAGATTAGAAGTCTGTTGCTCTATCCAGCTGAGCTAAAAGCACAGAAGGCAGAAGTCTTTCCGTAGGCTAAGCAGGGAGGTAGGAGTCAGCATGGGGCCTTGACCTACCGGGGACTTACCTCACGAAAGTCCGTCGCGGGACTTGGTAGGGGGAAACTACCAAGCCTTCGCTCCCCAGGAAAGCTGCAGGACGCCTACGGCGCATCCTGCAGCAGACCTGGAGAGGTCTACGGGGTTGCCCCCGTAGACTTACACCCTTACATAAGGCCGTCGAGGGCGTCATCGCCAGCGCTCTTGAGTGCCTCAACCCGACGAATCGCTTCATCACGGATCTGCGGCTGCTTAGCAAGCAGGCCCTTAATCATCATCTCGAGATTGCCTTCGGGGAGGGAGCTTGCCTTGATGTTCTTCTTCCCCAGATGAACCAGGATGATTGCCTTTGCAATCTTCTTGGCCTCCGCATCGATCGGGTCAACCGGACCAGCTCCGACGCGCGGGGTTTTGAAGGAGTAGATTTCGGCGTAAGCTGCAAACTCAGAGGCGAAAGCGGTCTTTTCCTCTTCCGAGAAGTCACGAGCGCTTCCCCCCTCCGGCAGATTTTCCGCCAGTCGATCCGCTGCGTCACGGATACGGGAGGCGAAGTTGTTGCGGAGATTTTCCCCGAACGTCTGGTTCAGCACATCAGCTTCGATCGAAGTAAGGACGTGGCCCTCGAAGTAACGGGGGGAGAAGGAGAAGAACTGGCCCTGCACCTTGATGGTGATGGGGGCGGATGCGTCGGTGTCGGTGGGGTTGGACGCCTTGGCTTTGGCCATGGGGATGTTTCCTTATGGGGGATGGTGATGGTGCCCTGTGGGCACCGTGCGGCGGGTGCTGCGGTATGGATAGTGGCAAACCCCGTTGCGTGGGTCAATAGGGAATGTCTAGGTATTATGGGGCCACACTAGTGGGTGGCTTGTGTGGCCCCAGCACGCTAGGCTTCCATAACCTGTGGGCTAGAGATCAAAGTCGGAGATGGAAAGCCAAGTGGTAGGGGCTGCTTCTTGCCTCTTATAATCAGCAAGAGAATCCTTCAGCGCATCCCACCAAGTATTACCCCAGCCGTAGGAGAAGATGAGGCTTGGAGGGCGGTGTAGGACTATCCGCCAGTGGAGAGGGGATAGGGCTTCGCTCTGGCGAAGAGGGTGGTGGCGGATTGTGCTGCTTCCTTGTTGGAGGCTGGTCAGTTGGTAGTTTTGGGATAGGAGGAAGAGGATGCGTTCTTCGAAGGACGAAGGGGCATCATTCATGGCGCTGCCTTCGGCATAATTCATGGCGATGCCTTCAGCATCATTCATGGCGCTGCCTTCGGCATGGTTGCTCTCTTAAGGATTTTTCTTCCCTTCGGTTCCAACAGCACCGTTGCCCCTTTCACCCTTAGCACAACTGTCATCACGCCAGGATACTGCGGGGCAAGGCTGTAGCGCAGGCCGTAAAGGGCGAAGCGGACTTTCCTTGCAGCGGTCTCGCTAACGCAGATCAGCTCCTGCGGGGAAAAGATCGCGGCTAGGAGGGCGTTTTCCGCTTGCTCCTTGTCAGAAAGTGACGTCTCTGGCGCCTGTGGCGCCTGCGGGGGGTTTTTCACTTGAATGTCTCCAAATCAGCTAGGATAAGCGTTTCCTTCGCCCTCGTCTCAATCACATACCGGGCGTTCGTTTCCTGCAGCAGCGCCTCTTCACTTTTCGCCCAACGGGAGGGGATTCTCCACGGGTCTAGGTGGAGAACGTGCGGCCATTCCAGCCCTTTCGCCCGATGAGCAGTTGCCAGGGTGATGAGGCCGGAGTCTTTAGAGAAAAGACTTTCGATTGTGGAACAGAGTTCCCCTTGCGTGCGGAGATTTACCGATTCCACCACCGCGCAGATACTTTCATACCGGTCGGAGAGTTTTTCCACGGCGCTTTCCTTCTTATTCGCTTGGAGGATGGAAGATTCCCTTTCAAACCACGCCTGCAAGGCAGAGCAGGTTTCTTCGATAGATGCGTCGGCCTTTGGGACGTTCTTTCTAATCGTGAGAAGAAGGCCTTTCCCTAGGTCTCGTCCAAGCATTTTAATCCCTTGCCCGCGTCGGATTAACTTAAACGCCATGGTGATGAGCGGGGCGTTATTACGGGAAAGGATTGCAAGGGTGTCGGGCAAGAGGCGTTGCCCTTCCGGGATATTGATAGCACGGAGGAGGTCGGAGAAAGACCAAGAGGCGTCAGGGTCTGGCGCCCAATCCGGCACCTTAGCGAGTCCGTGGGGGAGTTCCACTACTTTACCTTCGGCATTGCCCTCTGCCGCTGTGAAACCGGGGGCGTGGTAGTGCTGTCGTGCGACCAGCACCTTCGGGCAACGGAAAGTCACGGTTAGAGAATAGTCCTCCCAAACCGCCTGCAGGGGGCGGATTTTTCCCATGCTATCGCTGGCGGCGCCGCGGAATTTGTAGAGCGACTGCTTCGGGTCGCAGCAGATAATGAGGCGGGAGACAGTAGCTCGCCGAACCATCTGGTGGTTCATAGGGGAAAGGTCTTGTGCTTCATCGACGATAGTTGTATGAAAGCGAGGGAAAACGCCGCCGAAGCAGACGGACATGTAGATTTGGTCGGAGAAGTCGATCAGGCCGGTGTAGGATTGTTTGATGGATTCTACCAGGACGCTGCGGGAAAAAGTGCAGAGGGCTTCCGTGGCGGAGATGTCGTTTTCCTCCGCCAGGGCAAGCCAAGCTTCTGGCGTGTCTTCCCGATAGCTCTTAGCATGAGGGAAGGCAGATGGGACCAGCCCGATCGTTCTAGCGGCCTCAACTAAATCCTTCACCGCAATCCAACGGTCCTTCTCAAGAGTGAGGCCTGTGGCCTTGGCAGTCGCTGTGATGAGCTTTCCTATCTTCCCAACGTCAAGGGTTAGTCGTTTCCCTGTAGCCTTTGCCCAGGCAGTATGGCCGAGCCCGTTCATCGTCTTGATGGTGAAGGTTTTGGGCAGTCTTGCTTCAAGTTCTTGCTTAATCTTGACGTTGAAAGCGAGCGCAAGCACGCTCGGGGTTTTGAGATGGCTTGCCAGCATCTCTATCGTGGTCGTCTTGGCCGTCCCGGCGTAGGCGGAGATCATGAGGCTGGCGGTGCTATGCCCTGCTGCATGGATGATCGCGGCTTGTTCAGGAGTTGGTGGATGGGGCATTAAAGGTTCCATTTGGTGAGAGGGTAGGATTAGTCGGGGAAGAAAAGGGCGCCCAGAGCGCTGTCAAGGCAGCCCTCACAAAGCCAGAATGTTGCGCTAGGTCTGCCGAGATTGACAAGGTGGAAGGAGGGAAAGGCGCAGCTCGCGCAGAGTAGGTTTGGCAGGTGGATTAGGAGTCCCATGCCTACGGCTTCCCGCAGATCAGCGACAGTTGCGTTCTCGGGTAGGTTTTGCAGGTTCTGATACGCCTTCTCCCAACTCGCCCCGTAGACGTTGGACCAGCCAATATCAGGGAGGCAGTAAGCTTCTGCCAGATGCGCGGCAAGGGTTTGCGCGTTGAAGTGCTGCGTGGCAAAGTGGTGAGTGTTACGCATTAGGAAGCTCCTGCGAAGAGGGCGTTGTATGCGCCATGATAACTGTCCGGCTAGTTCCTGCCACCTTATCCACGGTTTGGAGGAAAAGCAACGCACCGCCAGATTGTGTGCTGACCATGATGGTATCGCCTTGCTGCATCATGTCGTAAGCGGGGGAGAAGAAGTCTTCTGCCAGGGGCAGAGCCTCCCCACGGTAGTGCCAAGCGGTGTAGCCTTGGGCGTAGGATAGGACGGAAAGATTGCGGATATGCATTTGAGAGTTCCAGGAGAAATGATTGATTGCAGCTGCAAAGGTTAGGCTTGAGTTGCCAGAGGCTGCCCTTTCCCGTCGAAGGATAAGAGAACCAGGGCCGCGTTCTTGAGATCTTGCGTCCTCCCACGCTCAATATAACCAAGGTGGATTGGGCCGGAGGTTTGCAGGGAGTCAAAGTCATGGCCGTAGGAGGATAGTTGGTCGGAGAAGTCGCTGTCCTGCGGGAGATCGTAAGGTGCTAGCAGCACCTTGAGCGCGTTAGCATCATACGGGTTATCAGGCTCCGGTTCGATGGAAAGGAGTTGCCCTGTTGGGAGGTGCTGGAGAATGAGAAGCGCCGGAGGCCGATGGTAGGCGCCGACGATGCGAGCTGAGGTCATGGAAGGGGGCTTTCAGAACAGGGGTTGTAGGGGAAGACTGGAGGCCGCCGTGTGGCCTAATGGAGCGCCTACTGTCCGATGGTTGTGAGGTCACTTGGTAGGACGAAGTCGTCTATGCTTAGATTGGCAATTTGGACCACGGTGTATGCCAATGGGGCTTTGCCCTGCGGAGCACGTTCGGCCTTGATAAGGCGTAGATCTCGGCGGAAGCCTTCCAGTATTTCCACCAGCCGGGCTTCAGCCTCACCAAGGGGCAGGTCGATAGTTTTACCGTTGGGGTAGAGGATTTGGAGGGAAGAGGCGAAGCCAAGGGCGATGGTGAGGGTAGGACGAGTTACTGCAGGGGGGAGAGTCATGGGGAAGGCTCCTGGAGAAGGGGAGGCTTGAGGCCACATAAGTGGGTGGCTTGTGTGGCCTGAGGCTGTGCCTATCGTAGACTGTCACCTTGCGGGGCAATGCCGGTTGGCAGGGCTTGCCCCGCGATTTCAAACACACTCTTTGCTCGCATCGGGTTGCTTTTCCACCCCAGCCAAGCTGCAGCAAGTGCTTTGCAGTCGTGGTTTTTGGGGTAGGATAGTTTTTCTGCCGCCATGGTGTAACCGAGGGAGCTGAGGAAACGACGAAAAGCAGGTAGTTGCATTGGAGTAGTTCCTTGTGGTTAGAGAAAATCAGCGAGGGTTAGGGGCTGTCGCGTGGCTGGCTTCGGCTTTGCCTGCTTTTTCGGCGGGGCGTGTTGGGCGAGCGCACGGGCTAGAAGTTTCTCCCGAAGAAAGGTTCCTGGCCGTGCGGAAGAGGGACTTTGCCCGACACGGACGGCGCCAAGGCGGCCCAGGAAAATGAAGAGGGAGAGACTGCCGGATAGACTAGTATAAGCGACATACTTATCGCCCCAGCGTGAGGCTTGGGGGAATTCACTTACTTTCACGCGGCGTGAGCCGAGCTGTTGGAGTTGGGTTTCAAGGGTTTGAAAGATTGTTGGTTGGGGCATTAGTGTGGCTCCGTTGGAAGAGTCTAAAGTGGTGATTGGGGTGTTGACGTTTTTGTAGTTTGTTGGCCCTGCTCTATCGCGCGGAGTTGCTTTTCGATCTCACCAAAGCCTCTTGGCGCAAGCGAGAAGGAAAGGAAGATGCCGAGGGCATTTGCGGCAGGATGGTCGATTTGAATTGCTGTTGCGTAAGCACCGCAGAAAAAGTCAATCGCCATGTCATCGCGGGCTTTCCCGCGCAAGCCGAGGGTCTTCGCTCTCTGCGCGACGTGGGAGGAAAGGGTTTGGAGGAGGGTAGCTTGTGTCATGCAGGGGCTCCGTTGGTTGGGGTGGCCGCTTTGATAAATTGCTTAATCCGCCGGGCGACTTGCTGCTGGGTGGGAGATCCGCTCTGTTGGTAGCTGAAAGACCAGAAGAGATGACGTACTTTTTCCAGGGGGAGGGAGAAGAAGAGCGCTGCCGCTTCGATCCCACGGGAGTTCTGGTAGAGAGGGAAGCCGCTTTCGGTTAGGGTGAAGCCTTGGGCTTGGAAGTCTGGGTTAGTTGCGGCAAGACCGAGAGCGCAGCAGACGGTGCCGCAGGAGCCCGTGTTGTGGTAGAGACCGAGGTCGAAGGTCACCGCCGATGGGAGAGGGGAGGAAAGGAGCTTCGCGAGCGCTGCGAGGCGTTGGATGTTGGGGGGAGAGGTGAGGGTTTGCATGGGAGGTTCCTTGGTTGGAAGGGGCTGCAGCCGTAGGCTGGGGCTAGTTGAATCGGATGAGGGATGGCACTACCGACGGCGCCGGGTTGGCCTTGCGGTAAACCTCGTATTCCGCCCGCTGCACGATCCAGAGCAGATCCTGCGCCTTGCGCTCCCGTGGGGATAAGACCTTGGGGGGTGGTGGCGGGATGTATCGCTCCGTC